GTCGCAAGTTTTAGTGCGACATTTGTCCTCACTACGCTTAACAATGGAACTACGATAGGTACTTCGTCTGCAACTGCGAACATAAAGACCACCACATCTTCTGCTCCTACTCAGCCGACATTCAGTTTTAAGGACTCGAATTCAGCCACAGTAGCGGTCACAGGAGACAACACAAAACTCATTCAGGGACAGAGTACCTTACAGATAATATCCCTGTCTGCCACAGCGAAGAATGGTGCCTCGATAGCGAGCTACACCATCACAGTGGGCGGTGTCACAGTAACAGCCAACGCTGGCGGTACGGTGAATGTTGGAGTGGTCTCTCAGGCTGGCACGCTCTCATGCAGGATCACAGCGAAAGATACCAGAGGCTACACCTCGACCGCTACGCAGAACATCACATGCTATCCCTACGCAGTACCGAATGTATCGTCAAGTGCTATCTCAAGGGATGACATTGACACCACACATATCAAGCTGAACTTCAGCGGTACATTCTCCACAGTAGGAAGCAATACAGTAACTGCGAAGTACAAATACAAGAAGACTTCCGCAGGCAGTTATTCGGCAGACACAGCCATTACGCTGACGAAGGGCGGTGGCACATTCAGTTTCAGCAACAGCCATCTTGTTGACTTCGATCAGGACGATTCATACGACTTCGTGCTGACTATATCGGACAGCCTCAACGATGAAGTCTATTACTATACAGTTCCTTCCTACTCCCCTCTTATCGCATACAGAAGAGAAGGCTTAGGGATAAACAGAGTGCCAAGAGCCGGATATTCTCTCGATGTGCATGGCAAGATGGGCATTGATGAAGTAGAGGATGTCGGCAACGACCTACTGACAAATGTCATTTTTCATGGCACATGCACATCAGCAGGAAGTGCGACAGCAAAAGTGGCAACAGTGACAGGCACTTTCCCAAGCACACTGACAGCAGGTGTAACTGTCATGATCACTTTCTCCGAGATAAACAGCGGTGCGGTGGCAGACCTGACACTGAATGTCAATAATACTGGGGCGTTCCCGATCAAGTATGTCAACAACTCCTCGCTTGGCAACTTAACTGCGGTAGGACAGATACGAGCCAACTCCCCTGTGATGTTTGTATATACAGAAACATCAAGCACCACTAAATACTGGGTCGCAACTGGTCTTAACTACAACACCACATACTCGTCCATGTCTGAGGCAGAAGCAATAGCTGGTACTGCAACAACGGCACGAGTCATCACGGCTGCAAGACTTGACAAGGCGATAAAGTCAAAGTTCCCATACATCGAGGAAGAGGGAACAGACGGCGACTGGACATACCGCAAGTGGAGCGACGGAACATCCGAATGTTGGCAGAGAGTTACTTATACGCAGAACGGACAGTCATGGGCAGGTGGTACTGAGTTTACTGGGCAGACATACAATTACCCAGCTAACTTGTTTATCGCAACCCCCGTAATCGAGGCAGCAACATCCTCTGACCCGAGTACGATCATCCGTATTTGGAAAACAGGATCAGCCACAGACACAGGAGCAGTCGGAGCATTCCGTCCTGATACTTCATATGTAGGTTCATCAGTTACGATAGATTATTCGATCCATGCAATAGGAAGGTGGAAATAATGAAATACATAGTCATAGAGATACAGACAATGGAGAATGGGCAGGTGGCGACTATCCCCACTGCATTCGACACCGAGAGAGAGGCTAACGCCAAGTATCATCAGATACTGTCTTTCGCAGCGATGAGCGGTATCCCCTGTCATTCCGCAGTAGTCCTTACAGAAGAGGCTCAGTTCCTGAGAAGAGATTTCTTTAGGAACGACCCAGAGCCGATCCCCAACTCTGAACCCGAGGAAGGAGAAGAATAATGGACATAACTAAACTGTTCTGCGATAAAACTCCATTCCGTCTTGCGAAACAGGGCGAGTATGGTCAGGAGTATTCGTTCGATTATTCCACTTGGCTCACCGAGTTTGGCACAGGTACTATCACATGGGCGTTTCAGGGACCATCTGATTCCGTTGCTCGTGCCTTAGAGTCAACTGAAGATGACGGAATCTCGACCATCGTGCTGACCGCAGATGAAACTGCATCCGCAGGCATCGGGTCAATGGAAGTGTTCTTTGTGGATGACGGAGAAACGCAGAAACGCATCTCTGCGACCGTCCAGTTCTACATTGAACCGAGTTTGGTCATTGGCAGTAGCGGTGGCGGTGATTTTAAACTCGCTAAAGTTACATTTTTAAACAGTGCTTCGGGCAAGTATTATTCCTTGTTGATTACGTTATATGATCCGGAACTTCAAGCAATATACCGCCCCCCGGTTAATGATGTTGGTGACGGTGTGACAGTCTACCTACCTATCCCCACAAATGGCGCAGGATACATATTAACTCCATACGATTTTGATCTTGTGGACTGGTCTGCAACAGCCGTAGTAACAGGAGACATAACTGAAGAAGAGGGCGCATTTTATGTCAAAGGGAACGGGACAATCACGCTGAAAGGGGAAGGAGTAGCATGAGCGATGCAATCATAGTGGCTCTCATAACAGCCGGAGCTTCAGTTCTTTGTCAGTTCGTGATTGCGAAAGCACAGCACGATAAAGACAAGACAGACCTTGCGGTTACTTTAAAAGGAATCGAAGACCGTTTAGATGAACACAATTCTTACGCATCCAAGATAGGCGGTCTTGCCGAGGACGTGGGAAAACTGACGATCTCCGTCACAAAGATGGAGAAGGACATTGAATATTTAAGAAAGGGAACACAGATATGAGACTATCCAATAAAGCGTATGACATCCTAAAGGTCATACAGAAGGTCTTCGTTTTGTTAGCGACCTTCTACACTACACTTGCAGAGATATGGGGTCTGCCTTATGGAGATCAAATCTCAAGGACATTCCTCGCTTGTGCGACCATCCTTTTGGGTATCCTTGAGATCAGTTCTGTGACCTACAAAAACGATCTCCTGGCACAGAACAAAGAGGGCGAAATAGTCGAAGACTATGTACCGCCCGTTGATGTGGTAGACCACGAAATGGACGAAGGAGAAGGCTGATATGGGAATTAAAGAAGCCGCACTTGCACTTCATCTTCAGTACCCCAAGACTTACATAGCGTTCAGCAGAGGCTACAGCTCGTCCCATTTGGGCGTAGACATGGCATGGAACTCTGCACAGGGCGGAGCGCATGTTCCTGTCTTCTCCCCCGCTGACGGCACAGTTGTGACCGCCGTTGATGGCAAAGGCAACACATGGGGAACATCCGATCATGGCTATGGGAACTATGTCATTGTCGAGCATGCACCGGGAGTCCGCACCCTTGTCGGGCACCTTGAGAAATGGTCTGTAGCGGTCAAAGTCGGACAGGCTGTGAAGCGTGGGCAGACCCTCGGTATTCAGGGAAACACAGGATACTCAAACGGTTATCATGTGCATTACGAAGTAAGGCTCAACGGAGAGAAGGTCAATCCTGTTGACTACACCTTCGCCTATCCTTCACAGGTAGTGAACAAGTACACGCAGAGCGACTACGGCATCAAGCACTATGAGCCGATTCAGAACTATGGTCACCCGGTTGAGAGAAACAGCGAGGTAGACCAGTTCCGCATCGACACCGACACCCTTCGTGCGAGGACGGAGCCTTCTCTCAAGGCTAAGGTTCTTGGCTATGTGAACAAGGGTATCTACAATGTCGGCGAGTCCGTTCGTGCCGATGGCTACATCTGGTACAAGATCGAAGACTTCTGGTGTGCTTATGATAAGCAGTGGGCGGAGTTCCTTCCTAAAGCTGAGCCCAAATTCAACTTCCTAATGAAGAACATCAACAAAGCACAGCGTGATGCCATGACCGCATGGTGTGAAGCAGAAAAGGTGGAATACTCTGTGACTGAAGTCTAAATTACAGAATCCACTCAAACCCCTCTTTTTTCAGCCGAGAGGGGTTTTTATTTTTGGGGGATAATTTCTCTTCCGAGAACGCACTTCGTCCGTTTGATACCAAAAACCCAATTTGCAAATTAAGTCTATGTTTTTACCTCGTTTCGAGTATCAGTTGTGTATCAATGCGTGTATCAATAGACCGAAAAAACGGCTCATGAGACCCTGTTTTTCTTGGCAAAAGAAAAGACCCCTTGAACGGGCGAAATGCCTTTGTTCAAGGGGTTCTGTGGCGGAGAAGGAGGGATTTGAACCCTCGCGCCGGTTTCCCGACCTACACCCTTAGCAGGGGCGAAGGACTCCCTTTATTTCAGCCATTTTTTGTATTCCGTGTATCAGTAGGAGTATCAATAGGTCTTAAATGAGAGAACCCATGCATCGGAAAGGTAATGCATGGATTCTATGTATGAATGAAGTCTCTAAGGCTCTTTCATTTTGCAACAGGATCGGTGGGAGTGTCAATGTCCTTCTCCCTGTATTTGCAATACTTCTCGTTGGTCTTCAACCACAATCCGCAATGCCAATCGTTGCACAGATCGCACCAAACAATTTCATCGCAAGAGTTGCACGGCTCTTGAGGAAAGAAGTCTTTGTCGGTAGGGATGCTCGCTCCTATCTTCGACAGAGGCAAATTAATGTTAATCGGCATCTTCTTCTCCATAACTAATTAAGGTTGTATAGAACGAATTGACCAAATAGGTGTTTCCGTCTTCTAAGACTAACTGTAATTGTTCACCCTCATAATCTTTCCATTTGATTATCTTACCCTCTATAACGGTTCCGTTTGGTAGTCTTATAATCGCGTAATCATATTGGAATTTCGTATCTATAATGCCGTAGTTACACGACGTTAGAATACACATAATCAGAAGTGTGACTAAAACAATAAGTAGTTTACGCATCTTCTTCCTCTTCTCCATACGGCTTTGGCAATGGCATCCATGCCACGATTCCGTCCATATCTCCGTTTTCTTCAAAATAGCACCCATAGTCTGGGTCGCTATAAAATGTGTCTATCCATACTATAGGTGTCGAGCCAAATCCGTATTTTCCGCAGACAAGCACTTCCTGTCCGTCATCAGGCAACTGCGATGTGTAAATCAAAGCCTCGCCATCGTCATTTGCAATGTCATAACCAAGTTTTTCAGACCACTCAATCCGTTCTTCCTCATCCATCGGTCTTGACGTAATTGGAATCCATTTTGGCTCGACATCTACTGTAGGAGCATCTAATATCTCATCAATCAATTCTCGATAATCACAATTAGGACAGTAATCTGTTTCTCCACAATCTCTGCATAACAGTTTATGCACTTGTTCCTTTATGGCATCAGCCGTGTACAGTTTCATCTTCTCTCCTTTCATCAATCACAATCATCTCAACTGGTTTGTTGTCTGCATAATATATGATTGTATTGTCTTGTCTCATTTCTCCTCTACTTTGTATTGTCTTGTCTCATTTCTCCTCTACTGCAATAGTCCTCGGCTTCTACGCAAAACTGCATTATTTTGCAGTTCGTGTGGAAACCATCGTTTTCAAACCATCGACAATCCTTGCACCTCACTACTTCAACAAGGTTATTTTCCTCAATGTACTTTTGTATGGTTTTTTCCAAAGCACTTATAAATGGAAATTTAGTATCACTCATCTTCTTTCCTTTCTCCCCATGCACAGTAGAAGTCTGCCGTTATCGGCAATTCAACACACTTCGTACACCCATGCTCTGCTTCTCCACTCGGAATCATGTTGTGGTAGTTGTATTCACAGTCCTTGCATCGCACCAGCGTTTGTTTCCATTTGGCTTCTTCCAAGTAAAAATCCTCATCATTATCTGTCTCAACTATTATCTCAACTATCCATTCATGTTTCATTTTTTCTCCTTTCTGTTGCAAGTTAGTTGCAAGTTAGTTGCATAATTGTTGCTAATTATTATAACTACAGTTTGGATAATTGCTCTTATGAATCAGTCTCATCTTCTTCCCTCTCCTTTGGTGGCTCTGGAATTGGCATCCAATGGGTGACTTCGATTCCGGCATCCATCTCGTCAGGCTCCCATTTGCCGTACTCTGCGAGAAGGTCCTCCACAACCGCACTCCACCAGTACCATTTTCTACGGTAATACACTCCTGTCGCTGTTTGCGGTTTGTCCTTGATGTGCTGATAGTAAACAGCTGGGCTGTGATTTACCCATGTGATATTCACAGCCGTATTTTCCTCCGGCAACCGCTCCGTCACGGGAATCCACTCTTTCTCATAGTCTCGCCGCCCAGCCCAATAACCTACATCGTAACCTTCATTGTGTGCTTCATTTATCTTTTCGCGCAAATCGTCCACAGGAACGGCATCTACTGTCGGAGCATTCTCAGTAATTGCATCAATGGCATCGTTCCATCCAAGACGATATGCACATACCTCATCATCGCTGATAGGCTTTCCAGTGCTAACCGTCTTGTTTCTCGGCTCAACCAGTGAAGACTTGTGCCACATTAGTTCATTTGCATCAATCAGTCTTTGCATTTATTCTCCCTTCCGCCTCAGCGACATACTGTCCATAGTGAACGCCTCGCTTGGCTATCTCTCTGATCTCATCCATGTTACTGACGGATGAGGTCTTTTTTGTTTTCGCACGGTACTGCGGTTTTAGTTCGCTTGCTCTTTTCTTACTGCATTCGGGCGAGCAGACCATGTGGTTCGCTGTCTTGGGGATGAAAGTCTTCCCACAGACGATGCATTTCCTTGTGGGGTAAACCCCGTGTACATCATGAAACGGCATTAGTCCACCTCTTCATATATAGCATCCATCATATATCTTTCGTTCATAGCTTTTATCTCTTCCGGGGTCTTCGGCGATCCGAGTATGTTCTCATGCACCACCTCGACCTTGCTTGTCTCCTGCCAGCCATACATGGCCTTCTGCTGAAATATCGCAAAGATGGTGTTCACATCACCGCCCAACGCAGCCTGTGCAAGCATGGAACTGAATGTGTCCCTCATCATGACGAGCCATTCCCGACTGGGGTTATCTTCTTCAGTTTTCTTGATGAAGTTCAGCACACCGCTTCGGCTGTATCCGAGCGAGAGGCAGAAGCTTTGGAAGTCGGGCAGAACGGCATCTTCCATGCATGTCTGTAAGTAGACCATGCTCTGTTCCTTGAGTCTGTCGGTGTCGAGCAGATTCATCTTGCCGACCGCCTGACTGTAGGCGAGATTTTCCATGCCTTTCGCTATCAAGGATTGAATAACCTTTGAGCTTTCCTCGCCCTTTGTCTGCTTATAGGCCTTCGTAGCTGCCCTCACCTTATTAACCGCCGAGATTTCCTCAGGCGTTTGAGGGAAGTTTTTTGGAGCTGAACCGCCACCATTACCAAACCCTTCCCGTCCTTCGTGAGTCCCTACCACTAAGCCTTTATCGTTCTTCCTTGCCATCAGTTTTTCCAACGCTCCCAGTCATTCACTTCGGTGATGGTTATCTCGACTCTCGGGTTTTCTTTGTCCCAGAATACGCGGCTTCCATCGTGTCCAACGACTATGTCTCTGTTATCGTCAGCGAGTACGCCTGCCTGAACAAGGATGTCATCGAGGGCTGCGCTGTGATTCAAATCGTCACATAATCTACGGCTGTCTTTGAAGAACAGATAAGTGATCATAACAGGATAATCTAT